ATTAAAAATTATTTTTATTTTAAATTTGTAAGTTTAGAGGCAGAACAATTCCTTTCCCTAGCTAAAGAAATACTATCAGGTAGCCAAAAAGGTAAAGACCAAGTTAAAAAAATGATTGACGAAATAGTCAACCAATTAAAACAAGAAGATTATGAAGATGCTTCTGGTGAAGTATCTACCCCACCAGTAGTGGATACACCCACAGACGAAGAACCACAGTTAGATATTGACACCATTTTAGATAAAATAAATAAAAGTGGTATGGACTCCTTAACCAAAGCAGAAAAAGACTTTCTATATAATTTGTAAAAGGTTAATATTTTTCCGATATTTATAATATATGGATAAACAAAACTTAATACAAGAATATGCCAGGTGTCTTCAAGACACGAATTACGCTATTAAAACCTATCTGGAAACTTACGATAATACACAATCTAAATACGTACCTTTTAATTTATTTCCTGAACAGGAAATGATGTTATCTAATTTTGACAAATATAATGATAATATAACAAAAAAGTATAGACAGGCTGGTGTATCAACAGCTACAGCAGCATGGGTCTCTAAAAAGCTTCAGTTTGCTTCGAAAACTAAACCAGAAAAAATACTAATAATTGCCAATAAACTAGACACAGCTTCTGAGTTTGCCAATAAAGTTAGGGGTTTTTTAAATCAATGGCCTGATTGGATTAACGTTGGGTTTTCCAAAGAGAAAGATTCACAAAAACATTTTAAATTAATGAATGGTAGTGAAGTGAAAGCTGTAGCAACTTCTGTGGATGCACTTAGGGGTTTCACACCCACAACACTTATTTTTGATGAGGCGGCTTATATAGAAGCTGGTGATGATTTTTGGGCTGCTTGTATGGCATCCCTATCAACCGGAGGTAAAGTAATAGTAATATCCACACCTAATGGATATGATAAAATATATTATGAAATTTACGAACAATCTATAAAAGGGTTAAATAGTTTTCATATTTCAGAACTTCACTGGGAGAACGACCCTAGATTCACAAAAGATTTATATTGGGTAAAAACAAACGACATTGTACACTTTTTATTAAACATAGAAGACTTCGACGAAAGTGAATTCATCCAAGAAAGAGATATGGATAAATTTGGGGAATTAATTAGAAATGGTTATAAACCTTGTTCTTCTTGGTTTGAGAGTATGGTTAAAAAACTTAAATATGATAGAAGAAAGGTTTCACAGGAATTAGAAAGTGCTTTTTTAGGGTCTGGTGATAATGTAATTCCAGTGGAAACAATAGAAAGAATAAAAAATGAAGATATTAGAGACCCAGAAGATATGTTTGTTGGGAATCAGTTATGGGTTTGGGAAAAACCAAAAGAAGGGCATAGGTATATTTTGGGTTGTGATGTTAGTAGGGGAGACTCTGAAGATTTTACTTCTATTATCATAATAGACTTTGATGAAAGATGTCAAGTACTAGAATACTTGGGTAAGATACCACCAGACTTAGCGGCGGATATAATATATAAATGGGGTACGATGTACAAAGCTTATGTTGTTACTGATATCACTGGTGGTATGGGTGTGGCCACCTCTAGAAAATTACAAGAACTAGGATATAAAGATTTATATGTGGAAGGTATGAATACCGCCGATAAATGGAAATACAACCCAAACCAAGGAATTAAAACACCAGGATTAGCTTTTAACAATAAACGAAGTCAAATTGTGGCTTCTTTTGAAGAGGCACTAAGACATAAGTTTACTATAAGGTCTAAAAGGTTATTAAACGAATTACACACATTTGTTTTTATAAATGGGAAACCTAACCATATGAAAGGTAAACATGATGATTTAATTATGGCAATAGCAATGGCTTTATATGTTGGGGAAAATTCGTTTACCCAATTAAACAAATCAGATAGTTTAACTAAAGCTATGTTAGATGGTTGGACAACTAGTAGTAGTTCTACAGAAGATGAGCCATCACATAGACGACCTAAACAACATACACCTTTATGGGGTATGACAGGAAATGTTAATCAGGACCAAAAAAGTCTCTATAAAGAATATTCTTGGTTATTTGGTAGGAGACAATAGAATATAATTGACTATTTATAATATAATTATTATTATTAATTAATATGGCAGAAAACTTAACAATATATCAGAGACTAACCCAAATGTTTGGGTCGGGAAGACCGACAATAGCTTCATCAGATAGATACCCACAATTTAAATTGGGCTCTCAGGACATCCTAAAGACAGATTCTAAAAAGGACTTTGAGGAAAAAAAACTACAGTACCAACAACAATCCTATCTCGCTAATCAGTGGCAAAAAATAGACAATGAACTTTACACAAAGTCTATATATTATGAACCATCTAGATTAGCTTCATATTATGATTATGAATCTATGGAGTTTACACCAGAGATATCCGCCGCTTTAGATATATATTCAGAAGAAAGTACAACACCTTCAGAAAAAGGTTACATGTTAAGTATATATTCTGAATCCACTAGAATAAAATCGATATTAGGAGACTTATTTAATAACATATTAGACATCAATACAAATTTACCCATGTGGATTAGAAACACTTGTAAATATGGTGATAATTTTGTTTATCTTAAAATTGACCCGGAAAGAGGTATTATCGGTTGTAACCAATTACCTAATATAGAAATTGACAGAACTGACGGTACCACCTTTGTAAACGCACATACAAAAGCAGATGAAACAAAGGAAAGAAAGGTGGAGTTTAAATGGAAAGAAAAAGAAATGAGGTTTAATTCTTGGGAAGTCGCACACTTTAGATTATTGGGTGATGATAGAAGACTACCATATGGTACTTCTATGTTGGAAAAATGTAGAAGAATATGGAAACAATTATTATTAGCTGAGGACGCTATGTTGGTATATAGAACATCTAGAGCTCCGGAAAGAAGGGTGTTTAAAGTTTTTGTGGGTAATATGGATGACAAAGATGTTGAAGCTTACATCCAAAAAGTAGCTAACAAATTTAAACGTGACCCAGTTGTGGACCCCACTAATGGAAATGTAGATTTAAGGATGAATCAAATGGCTGTTGACCAAGACTATTTTATTCCAGTTAGAGACCCTGCAGCACCAAGTCCTATAGATACATTACCTGGAGCTACTAACTTAAGTGAGATAGCCGATATAGAATATATTCAGAAAAAATTATTAGCTTCTTTAAGAATACCTAAGGCTTTTTTAGGGTTTGAAGAAGTTGTTGGTGAGGGTAAAAATCTTGCGTTACTAGATATTAGATTCGCTAGAACTATTAATAGGATACAAAAATCTATTATACAAGAATTAAATAAGATAGCTATAATACATCTTTATGTGTTAGGTTTTGAGGATGAGATAGAGAATTTCTCATTAGGACTAACCAACCCGTCTACACAAGCAGAATTATTAAAATTAGAACAGTGGCAGACAAAAATAACATTATATAAAGATGCTGTTGGTGACCCGGGTAGTGGTATTTCTCCCGTATCAGCAACATGGGCTAAGAAGTTTATATTGGGTATGAGTGATGAGGAGATTAAATTAGATTTACAACAACAAAGATTTGAAAAGGCTCTATCTGGAGAGTTAGAAAAAACATCTGAAACTATAACCAAAACAGGTCTTTTTAATACGGTAGACAAATTATATGGTGATGTACCAAAACCAGAGAGTGATAGTGACACAGAGCTTGAAGAACCAGGATTAGACTCTGGTAGTGAGGATATGGCAGACTTTGATATGGGTGGGCCAGAAACAGAAGCACCTGGTGGTGGTGACGAAGTTACCGAGCCAGTAGCAGCCGCAGAAAGTTTTAATAAAGAAAAAGGATTACCACTACTTATGGAGAATAGAGGGTTAGATTTAGATGGGCTACAAGACTTATTTGAAAAAGCAAATAAAGATATTGACAGTATCAATAAAGAAGTAGACACCTTATTAAAGGATTAGATATATTTATAATAAAAACATATTATGAACAATTTTTCCTTTTACAAACAAAGCTTAGACACCATACTTGAAAATTCATACAAGGATAAGAATGAATTTAAAAACAATTTATCTGTTATCATGGGTGCTATGAAGTACTCTAAAACTTTAAAAGAATTTTTTACACTATATAATGATATTGATTTAAAAACAATTGAAGATAGGGGGGTTGGTGAAAAATACATAAATGAAAGTATATCTTACTTAAGAAGTAATAAACATAAACTTTCTAAGATAAAACCTATTTTAGATAAGGTTATTAATAAAAGAAAAGATTTATGCACTGTCAATGAAAATACTATATATGATAAAATAGATAAAATAGTTTTTAATAATTCACCTAAAAACATAGAACACAATATAATCTTAAAAAATCATTTAGTAGAACACATTAACAAAAAACCACACAAAAAACTAAACAAAAAAATAAACCCAAAAACACTTTCGTATGTTATAAATAAAAAATACGATGAAGAGTACGGAACTAAACTAAACGAAACTCAAAAACAAATACTTAAAAATACCATTCTAATGAAAGAGGATGTATTAAATAAAGAGTTTAGTAATATCACTAAAGTGGTTGTTAATAGAATAAACCAACTACTAGAAGAATCCAAAGACGAAAATCTATGTGCAAGATTAGTTGAGACAAAGAACAAAGTGAGGGGGTTAGAACCTACAAAAAAAACCTACATTCAGGTTAGAGGCCTCCTAGAGGACTTGAACTAAAACTAATAATACTTTATATTTTACATATAAAATAATTAATATGTTAAAACAAGGTAGAGAAGTAAAAACACAAGTTTCCGACTTATTTCGCACCTCTTACGGGACGGTAGATATAACTAGATTAAAATCAGTATTCCTAAATTTGTCAAGTTGGGTGGAACCCCATAAAGATTTAGAAAAGTGGGACAACACTATAAATTCTTTTAAAACTAAGATTAAAAAAAGTATACAAAGTAATCTAAAAGAAACACCATTTAAATGCCAATCTATAGTTGACTTAGATTTAAGAGCAAGTGGAATTAGGACCGGAAAAAGAAGTTTCCTGAGATGTGAAATAACTCTATTTCTAGACAGTGGTAAAAAAGTAAAAGACCTTAAATCCCCCACCCTAATTAAATCAATCGACACAATCACAAATGACATTATTAATGACTCACTTTTAAAAACCAAAACCTTTACCTTTTACAAAGCCAAAAAGTAAGACCAGATTTTTTAGCCATAACTACTATTTATTTAAAAAGAATATTATGAGAGTATTAGAAGCAAGAGAACTTGGTCACGGAATCCTAGTTGAACACGATGGACATGTGTCACCAGATGACAATAAGAATATATTAAAAGAAATGGCAAACGATAATTTCGACGGTGAAATATATATGAATGCCATACTACAGAAATACGACACCCCAAACAGAAACGGTAGAATATACCCAGAAAAAATTTTAAGAAGAGAAAATGAAAGGTATCAGGATGTTATAAAAAGAGGTGGTGCAATTTCTGAACTTAATCACCCAGAATCTTCATTAATAGATTTAGATAGAGCTTCTCACATAATTACAGAAACTTGGTGGGATGGTAATAGATTAATTGGTAAACTTAAATTATTGACATCACCTGGTTATTTAAAAGAAGGTGTGATATCTTGTGTTGGTGATATGGCAGCAAATTTATTAAGACAAGGTGTTACTTTAGGTATATCCTCTAGAGGGGTTGGTTCACTAACAAAGAATGGGGAATACAATGAAGTACAAGAAGACTTTGAATTGATATGTTTTGATTTGGTCTCTTCCCCGTCAACACCAGGTTCATATCTATTTAAAGAAGACGAAACTGCTGACAGTGTAGATGAAACTAGTGAAGTTGTAGAGTCTGCTAAAACACAAAATACTGAAAAATTAAACAACTCATTATCTATGATGTCCAAACTAAATAATTTTCTAAGTAGATAATTTACCCCACAAACACATTTAAAAAGGATTTTTTATAATCTTAAGATATTTATTATAAAATCGTGTGTACATGTATGCGGCTTTTAATAAATAAACTATTTAAAAAATAAAAAAAACGTGAGTAAATCAATTTTAGAAAAAGCGTTGCTCGAGGCGGAACAGTTGGAAGAAACTATGAAGTCTAATGCAAAAGAAATACTTTCTTCGACAATGAAGGAAGAAATTCATGAATTAGTAAAAGAATCGTTAAGTGAAGACGATTACCTTAAGGAGCAAGAAGAAGAAGAAGTTGATATTATTGATATGGAAGACGAAATGGACGATGACGAAATGGAAATGGACATGGAAGACGAAATGGAAGATGGTATAGAACTTAGTATTGAGGACGAGACAGACGACATAGAGTTGCCTGAACTGCCACCTCTAGATTTAACATTAGCATCCGATGCTGAAGTATTAAAAGTGTTTAAAGCAATGGGAGACGAAGATGGAATTATCATCCAACAGGACGATGATGAAATCGAGTTAACCGACAACACTACTGATACGGAATACATCATTAAATTAGAAGAAGAAAAAAAATCAAAAACAATGAAAAAATCAATTAAAGAAATGGACATGGACGAAGAAATGTACATGGACGAAATGGGGAACATGGACGAAGAAATGGACATGGACGAAATGGATAACATGGAAGAAGGAGGCCACGAAATGGACGAAATGGATGAAGTTGTTTATGAGATTGAACTTTCTGAAGATGAAGATATGGATGAAATGGAAATGGAAGAAGGTGGAGCTAAAAAAGGTGACCAATCCGCGACTCATAGAGATTATATGAAGGAAGGTGGTGCTAAGAAGGGAGACCAATCAGCAACACACAGAGATTATATGAAGGAAGGAGGAGCTAAAAAAGGAGACCAATCAGCATCTCATTTAGATTATGAAGGTGAGATGAAAGAAGGTGATTATGGATTCAAAAAACATAAAGGACACTCTGACCAAGGTTACTTGGATAGAGAGGATGATATGTTAGGTGGAGAACATGGTCATGAAGACGATGAAATGTCTTTAAAAACGAGAGGTAGAATGGCAAGAGGTACTAGAAAATATGACATGGGAGAGGCTTCCAGAACTTTAGGGTTAGGAAGAGAATCTGGTGGTAAACATAAACCTTCTGGTATTAGAAAAGCTATCACTAATAATCGTAACCTTGGGGAAAGTCGTATAAGAAAGTCCTACAATCTTCTTAAAGAAGAGGTAGAAACTTTAAAAGTTAAAAATGCTGACTATAGGAAAGCGTTGACAACATTTAAAGATAAACTGAATGAAGTAGGTGTGTTTAATTCAAATCTAGCTTACGTAACACGTCTATTTACAGAACATTCAACTACCAAGAAGGAAAAAATCAACGTTTTAAAACGTTTCGATGGTGTAAATACATTGAAAGGTTCTAAGGGGTTGTACAAGGTAATCAAAGAAGAACTTACTCAGGAAGTAGTTAAACCTACAAAAACAATTTCTGAGTCAGTTGAGAGTAAAATTACTAAATCACCTACTAGTGGTGGGGGTGGTAAACTATTGGAATCAAAAGTTTACGAAAATCCACAATTTAGTAGGATGAAAGACTTAATGTCTAAACTATAATAAACGCTTTTTAAAACTAAAAAAAAAAACTATGGGAGCACTATTAGAATCAGGTATGGTTGGTAACATCGGGTTAAAACACCTTAAAGTTATCAAAGAAGATACCTTAAACAAATGGGACAAGCTTGGATTCCTTGACGGACTTAAAGGTCACGTTAAAGAAAACATTGCCCAACTTTATGAAAACCAAGCTACACACCTAATCAACGAAGCTACTGCAGCGGCTGATTCAGGTTCATTCGAAACGGTTGTTTTCCCGATAATTAGAAGGGTATTCTCTAAATTATTGGCAAACGATATCGTTTCCGTACAAGCTATGAACTTACCAATTGGTAAATTGTTCTACTTCGTACCTAAAACCGCGGCTTACATCCAAGGTAATAACCCAACAAATGCTGGAACTCACTACGGACCAGTTGGTGGACCTAACGGACCAAGTACGGCTACAGGACCTTCTTCTTCAGGAGCTTCTACGTACGACCAATTCTACGCAGCGAACGCACCAAACGCATACAATGATGGATACTATGATTACTCAAGAGGTAACATTACTACTGGTAGTTCTGTAGCTCATTCACAAGTATGGGATGGAAATAACTTAGTAGACCAAGGTATTGTAATTCAGTCTAACACTTGTGCAAGAACACTAATCGTTAAGATGAGTGGATTCTCACAAACAGGGGTTGGTACTTTAACAGGTCCTGATGGAAATCAACAAGATACTGAAGACTTCTTAGGTTCATTACAACTTATTAATAGTGCTGGAGCTTATAACTGTTGTGATACAGACCCATCTTCTGCTGAAGTTCATGGTACAAACCACGGAGTTACTTACGCACAATCAACTCCAATGTTATTCCGTGTTGTAACACAGAAATATGGTTTTGGTATCGTAGATAGAGCTGACACATGTGACTCAAACGGAAGTATATTCCTAGAAGTTGATTTATCATGTCCAGCATGTATATCATGTCAATCAGTTGATGGATATGTAGGTTCTTCTGCAGCTACATTACCGGTTATTAACGCAATCTGGAGAAATTACGCTACTTTAGAATTTGAAGAAGAAATGGGTGAAGTTTCTTTTGACTTACAAGCTGTTACAGTTTCTGTTACTGAAAGAAAACTAAGAGCTCAATGGTCACCAGAACTTGCACAAGACGTTTCAGCATTCCACAACATTGATGCGGAAGCTGAATTAACAGCGTTGTTATCTGAAGAGGTTGCAGCTGAAATCGATAGAGAAATCTTGAGAGACCTTAGAAAAGGTGCAGCATGGAACTTAAGATGGGACTACAACGGTTGGAAACGTTTTACAGCTGGTCAAGCACCATACACTCAAAAGGATTGGAATCAAACTTTGATTACTGCTATTAATCAGTTATCAGCACAGATTCACAAATCTACATTGAGAGGTGGGGCTAACTGGATTGTATGTTCTTCTGAAATTTCTGCAATTTTTGATGACTTGGAATACTTCCACGTTTCAAACGCAGCACCAGAACAAGACCAATACAATATGGGTATTGAAAAAGTTGGAACATTATCAGGAAGATTTACTGTATACAGAGACCCTTACTTCCCAGCTAACCAAGTGTTAATTGGACATAAAGGAACATCTCTATTGGATACTGGGTACGTTTACGCACCGTATGTACCATTACAGTTAACACCTACAATGTACAACCCATTCAACTTTACACCAATCAAAGGTATCATGACTAGATACGCTAAGAAAATGGTGAACAATAGATTCTACGGAAGAATCACTGTTGATGGAGTTAGAACATTTGATGTTAGAGAATTGAAAAGATAATTATTAATTCTTAATATATTTGAAAGAAGCCCTCATTATGAGGGCTTTTTTTTTTGTATATAGGTAGATATTTATAATAAAGTAATATGAAGAAAAACACATTAATATTAAAAGAGTCTGAACTAATTGATTTCATAAGTACCACAGTTATGAAAGTAGTAAAAGAACAAGAGGATGAGATTTTCAAATTAAATCCGAATGTACCTTTAGATGTACAAATGGCAGATAAAAGTGGTTTAAAATATGTAGCAGCCAATCAATCACCACAAAGTTTCGTATCATTTTGGTTCGATGAGTGTGGGGTCATAAACAAAAGAAAAGGTCTTACTCACGTTAAATCTATAACTAACAACACAAGAGAAGCTATATATTGTTTTGATAGAATGCCTAAAATATCAAAAGATTACCTAAAAGGTAGTAATAGAAGAGAAATAGCAATACTATGGAATACCTACGGAAAAGAAGTTATGGCAAAAATTGAGGATGAGTTAATACCTAAAATGAGTGGATTTGGTGACCAAAGTAATTTTAATAATACTGACAGAAATTTTTACGCTAAACACCAAAACTTAGTTGACTCAAGGTGGATACAACTGAATCACAGTAGTTTACCTGATGAAGATTGGGTTGGTTGGAAGTATATCGAATACACTGCGGATGTTATAGGTATAGTAGCTATATTTTTCGGACCTGTAGGTTGGATTGTTAGTGGGGTGGCCGGATTGGTCTCAGCATTTTCTATGTACCAACAAGGAAATGTAGCTGGTGCGGGACTAGTTGCATTATTAGAATTAATACCAGTGGTTAAATTAATTAAACACTTCAAACACGTTAAACACTTTAAAGGTATGGGTGATGAAGTAATAACAAATGGATTAAAATTCTTCGAAGAACCAACAGAAATTGCTTATAAAGCGTTAACAAAATCTGAAAAAGAACTAGTAGATTATATAATTAAAAACCCAGAAATGGTTAAAAGTATGTTAAAAGTTACTAATTCTTCTAAGAAAGCTAAAAACCTTATTTTAAATGTAAAAGACATGAAAGAATTTTGGGCAATTGCAAGTAGTCCAAAAGGAAAAAAATACGGTTTAGATAAGATAGGGTGGAATGAGTTTAAAAAATTACAAGATTCTTTGAGAGAGGCTGAAACTATACTTATAAAAATAAAAAATGGGATACCACAAGCTTCAGCAGTCTTAGGGACCTTAGTTGTTGGTGGGTATGCATTTATTAAATTACAGAATTGGTTAAATAAAAAATGGGCATCATTTAAAATAGGTCGTACTGAAGATTATATATCGTCGGAATTGTATGGTGATAAGTGGTTTTATAGGTTTGATAGGGTGGTAAATGAAAAATACCCATACACATATCATTCTTGTCGTCCAGTTAGAAAGGAAGAAGGGTTCATGCAACCAGATTGCACACATGGGGTCCCTAATAATTATAAAGAATATTTGTTAACTGATGGTGAAGTAGACCCTATATGGTTACTAAGATTATGGTACAATAAACAAAACTATCCAGAACTCAGAAACTTAGTAAAAGCAGCACCTGATGGAAGGTATAGTAATATGGGTAGTTGTGTTGGGGTGGACCTACCAGGTTCACCTAATCCTGGTGGTGGATGGAGACCAAACCTTAATTGTGTTAAAGGTTTTACTTTAGGTGCGGATACAGAAGCAGAAAAAGACGACTTTGCAGAGTCATTCTTAAATATAAGTTATAACGCAACAACAGAAGATGAATTAAGACAAGGTATTAAAGACATAATTTCACCAGACTTACCAAACCAACTTGCTGATGATATTATAGAGGGAATAAAAAAATATGAAATAAATCCTAATCTGGGTGTAGAATAGGTATTAATGTGTATTTATAGTAAAGTGTAAAATAGGGTGAAAGAAAGACTAAAAGAAGAGATTGATAGAAACAAATCATTAATGGGTATAATTAGTGAACAAGACATGGATATAGAAGCCCTATTAAGTGACACATCACTAACTAAAAGGGGAGATACATTCCAGATTGAATATGATTCAGATGCAGCTGGTGACCAAGTATTCAGCTGTTTTAAATTGTGGTTGACTAATGTGGGTGAGATGGATTGTAGTTACGCAAAGATAACGAATGGAAAGTGGTATTTGGATTTCTGTATTCCTACAGGCAAAGGAAGTTTGGTTAAAGCTTATCTTAACGGTAATTTACAATTTTTGGAAAATTTGGGACTAAACATTACGGCTTTTGAAGAACCTGAGGGAGTTGATGTTGTACACGATTCATATGGTTGTTCATGGAAAAATGATGAATTAGAAATTATAATTGACCCTCTAAAAATGGGTTGGGACCCAAAGGAATATTTTAATTTTGTGAGATATGGAGAAGGTGACCTATTTAAAGCACAAAATGATATTAAACTAAAAAAACAAAACTGTTAATAAACAAAAACAAAAACAAAAATTATGAACTTCTTTAAAAACATGTTAAGTAGTGAAGGTAAAGTTTCTAGTAAGAGATTTGTTACTTTCATATGTCTTCTATTTATGTTAATTGGTTATACCGCA